ATGGCACGAAAGCCATTAGGAATGCACGTGGAGGACGTAAAAGCGTCGCTCCGCAAGAAGTGGGGCAGCCTTTCTGCGTTGTCCCGCCACCTTGGGCGCAACTCCAATGCAATTACGCAGGCACTTGCCCAACCGGGTTATTCTGTCCCGCTGGAACGCGAAATTGCCAAGCAGATTGGGCGTGAGCCTCATGAAGTGTGGCCAGATCGGTTTCATGCTGATGGAACTCCTGTCTCATTCCGTGCTGACAGAACTCCTACTGCCATGCCGTGCAGCACACACCGTCAAAATGAGGTGGCAGCATGAACATGGTTGCACCTCAACCACTTCTGTCGGTCGTGTCTATTCCACTCGCAGATATTGACGTTGGTGAGCGCCTGCGTGGGATTGATGATGATGCTGCGGCCGTTATTGCGGCCAGTATGCAGGAACAGGGGCAGCGCACCCCCATTGAAGTAAGGAAAGTTGGCAAGCGGTATCGGCTGATTGCTGGTGCACACCGCATGCGGGCCTTGGCTCTGACGGGCATTGAAACAGCATTTGCTGTTGTGGTGAAGGCCACAGAGCTTGAAGCGAAGTTGCTGGAAATTGACGAAAATATATGCCGCCGGGAACTGAGCCCACTCGACAGGGCAACATTTCTTGCGCGACGTAAGGAGGTTTACGAGGAACTCCACCCAGAAACGAAACACGGTGGGGACCGGAAGTCGGATCAAGTGGACAACCTTGTCCACTTGATCCCGTCCTTTACCGAGGCAACTGCCCAGAAGCTCGGTTTGGATGCCAGAACAATTCGGCGTTCCGTTGCCCGTTATACCAGCATTATGACGGATGTGCGGGAAAAAATTGCCAATACATGGATCGCGGCAAGTGGCGCGCAACTTGATGCATTGGCCCGTGAAACTCCCGACATGCAGCGACAGATTGCGCAGTTTATTGCGCAGTGGCCTGCTGTGAAAAATGTCTCTGAAATCATCCGGCAGATTAAGGGGAAGCCCAAAAAATCTCCGCCGACCATGTTGGAAAAGCTTATGGACCTTTGGGGCAAAGCTGATAGCGCCACCCGCATGCGGTTTCAGGAATACATTGCGCCGGGGCTGCCTCTGGATGATGGGAGGGAAGCCGCATGAATAAGGTAGGAACTCATGCACTGGCTTCCGCTATAGGCGGCATCGTCCGGCGGGAGCGGCTCAAACGGCGCTGGACGGCCGAGCGTCTGGCTCACGAATGCGGGCACAGTGATGAGATTATAAGCAAAATCGAGCGCGGTTTACAGGGTGCTAAAATCAGCGTGCTGTTCAACATTCTTTGGGCACTCGACTGCTCTGAGGAAATCTTTCTGGAAATTGTTCGGGCTGACGCCACACTACGTCAGACGGCTGGAAGTATGGAGAGAGTGGCATGACCCGGAAGGATGAACGTCAGCTTTCTCTGCTGGACTGGACGCCACCAGAGCCGGTTGCCGCCTTTGATCCTTTTCTGATCCGGGGCAACGGGTTTGAGGCGCAGTTGGCGCGGGCCATAGCGGTATCGCTGGACGAATGCAGCCTGAGCCGTGCGGAAGTGGCAGAGCGCATGAGTGACATTCTGACGCGGCCTGTCAGCCTGAATATGCTGAATGCTTACGCCAGCGTGCAGCGGGATGGCCACCAGATCAGTGTGCCTCGCTTTGACGCCCTTGTGGGGGCCACGCAGGACCGGCGTTTAGTGGAATTTCTTGTTCAGCCACGCGGTTGGACAGTGATTGAGCGGCGCTTCCTGCCAATGATCGAGCTGGCAGCAGTGCGTGAACGCAAGCAGGAACTCGCTCGCATGGAAAGCGGGTTGCGCAGGCAGATGGTGCGTGGAGGGCGGTGATGCTGAATAGTGTTCCATGGTTTTCTCCAGCCGAGTTGGCTGCAATGGCTTTACCTGGGCTTCCAGCCACAAAGCGCGGAATTAACATCCGTATTGAGGCGGAAAACTGGCTTGCCCCGGAAAATGAAGGGAAGTCATGGCGCGTTCGCAAGGGAGCGGGCGGCGGTTATGAATTTACGCCTTTTGTGCTGCCTTTGCCTGCACGCGCTGCGTTGGCTGTAAAAACGCAAGATGCCGAGGTTGTTGAACAGGATACGGCGATGCGTGAGCGGCAGGACATCTGGACCCGCTATGATGCCTTGCCGAATAGCCTGAAAGCGCGTGCGGAAAAGGCACACCGTATTGTTATGGCTGTTGAGACCTTGGTGGATGCCGGGTGCCGAAAAAAAATGGCGGTGATGCAGATTGCCAAGATGGAGGGTGTTGGCACGACCACTATCATGAATTGGTATCGGGACGTGCGAGGCTTAAATAAGTGTGACTGGCTGGCAGCATTGGCCCCTCACTATGCCAAGCGTGCCGAGCAGGTTGAATGCCCGACAGAGGCTTGGGATATTCTCAAGGCCGATTACCTGCGGTTGGAAGAGCCTACCTTTACGGCTTGCATGCGTAGGCTTGAGGGGCTGGCTAAAAATCGGGGATGGCAGTTACCATCGGCTAAAACCCTCAAACGCCGCATGGATACGCTGCCCCCGGAATTGCTGACATTGTGCCGGAAAGGAGAGCAGGCTCTAAAGGTTATGTTCCCTGCCCAGAAGCGTGACCACGCCGTGTTCCATGCGCTGGAAGCGGTCAACGCGGATGGTCACAAGTTCGACGTGTTTGTGAAATGGATTGAAAACGGAAAGGAGATGATTGTCAGGCCCGTTTTAGTCGGCTTTCAGGATATTTACAGCGGCAAGATTTTGTCCTGGCGGGTAGATGTTTCTGAAAACAAGGAGTGCGTACGTCTGGCCTTTGGTGACATGGTTGCCAAATACGGTGTTCCGAAAAAATGCTGGCTGGATAACGGGCGCAACTTTGCCAGCAAGTGGCTGACGGGCGGCGTGCAGAACCGCTACCGCTTCAAGGTACGGGAGGATGAGCCTATGGGCATTCTACCTCTTTTGGGTGTTGAAGTGCATTGGGCTACACCATACAGCGGACGCTCAAAGCCCATTGAACGGGCATGGCGTGATCTGGCTGGTGATCTGGCAAAGCCCCCGCGTTTTGCTGGGGCTTATACTGGTAATACGCCTATGGCGAAGCCGGAAAATTACGGGTCTACAGCGGTGCCGCTGGATGTATTTCTGGAGGTAGTGTCTGAGGGTATCCGTGAGCACAATGCCCGTTTGGGACGGCGTTCAGATGTGTGTCAGGGAAAGCGCAGCTTTGATGATGTTTTCATGGAAAGCTATCAGGAGGCCGCAAATCGGGGTGCGATTACCACCGCAACGGAAGAAATGCATCGGCTTTGCCTGATGGCTGCGGAAAGCGTCACGGTGTCACGCCGGGATGGTGTGATAAATCTATCTGATAACCGCTATTTTTCGGACTTCCTGCTTCAGCATCGGGGAACATCTGTTGTGGTCCGATTTGACCCGCAGGCTTTGCATGATGATCTGCATGTCTACCGGATTGATGGCACCTATCTGGGGGCTGCGACCTGTTTTGCCAAGGCAGGGTTTAACGACCAGCAGGCAGCACAGGCACAAAGCCGCGCATTCAAGGCATTTAGAAGGGCAACAAAAGACCTTGAGAAAGCTGAAAAGCGGGTAAACGCACATGAGCTGGCCCGCATTTATGGTGATGTGCAGACTACAGAGCCAGATTTGCCAGAAACCAAAGTTGTTCGACCACTTCGGCCAAAGTCTCCGATAAGTCATGGCAACGCTGCCGTGGCGCATCATGATGACGAAGAAGAAGACTGGTTGACCAAGTATAACGAGCAGATGCGACCTACAGAGCGCTCCCTGCGACTTGTGGATACTGACGAAGACTAAATTGAGCCGATAACGCTCCAGTAAACGAGGAAATTTTTGCGCATGACACAGATCATGAATGACCACGCACGCCTGCGTGACGCCGTAAGGGACCGTAAAGACCGTGACCAGCTCTCCCTGACACAGATCGCGTCAGCATGCGGTGTATCTGGCCCGGTGATCAGTTCATTCCTTGGCGGCAATTATGCCGGGGATAATGAAAAAGTGGCCGGTAAGCTCCAGTTGTGGCTGGAGGCGCAGGAAACCAAGGAACGGAACCGCTCTGAGCGGCCTGTTGTTCCGGGGTTTATCATGACGGAAACGGCCAGGACGATCATGAACCTGATTGAAACGGCACAGTATGACGTTGATCTGGCCGTGATCTCCGGCAATGCCGGGACCGGAAAGACCATGGCGGCGGAGGAGTATCAGAAGCGCACTAACAATGTGTTCCTGATTACTGCGGACCCCAGCCTGTCCAGCCCTTCCGCCGTGTTGCTGGAAATTGCTGAAACCTTGGGCTGCAATGACAAAGGGCAGCGCCGTATCCGTTCCATTATCCGCCGCCTGAAAGGGACGGAGGCGGTGTTGATTATTGATGAAGCCCAGCACCTTTCCGTCAAGGCGGTTGAAGAAATCCGCTCCATTCATGACCAGGCAAAGGTGGGTGTAGTGTTTATGGGGAATGCCCCGTTGAATGCCAAGTTTGATGGGTTAGGTCGCACGGCGGACTATGCGCAGTTATTCAGCCGAATTGGGTTGCGCCGGAAGATCAATAAGCCCCGACAGAAAGACATGTGCGCCATTCTTGCTGGGTGGGACGGTGTGCAGGGCGAAGAGGTGCAGCTTTACGCCAAGGAAATCGGGCGGCGCGAAGGTGGGCTGCGGAGCATGAGCAAGGTGCTGCGCAACGCCACCAAAATTGCCCGTGTGAACAAGCGTGATCAGATTACCAGAAAAGACCTTGAATGCGCCTGGTCTGAACACATGACCGGCGAGTTTCCGAAAATTCGTATGAAAGGAGGCAGCGGCGATGTCCAGTCTTGAAATGCCCGTGCCGTCTGACGTTCTGACAGAAGTTGTTGACAGCACCATTTTTGCCCAGCCCGAACGCCACCGTGCCCTGCTGCGCGATATTCGGGACTTCCTGCGCAGCAGCCCCACGGATGCCACGGCAAGCCATCTGGCTTTTGTCCTGACGCATGAAACCCACATTGCCGGGGATGAACGGCGGCAGGTGATCCGTGAGTTTTTTGAAAGCTACCCCGAAGATACCACCGCAGGTGAAATTCTCGCGCAGATGGAGACACTCTGATGCCATCACAGACCCCCATTGAGAAAATCGACAAGGTGCTGCGCTCCATGCGGAATGGGGCACAGCTTTATGCCCTACCCAAGCCTGTGACCATTCTGGACCAGAATGACCGGCAGGAAGCCGCTGACTGGCTGAATAGCATGGCCAATGAACTGGAAGCAGCTTGTTTCCTGCTGCGTATTCCCGTGCAGGCCATGCCGCAGATTATTGATGCCGAGTTTGTCGAGGTGCGGCCATGAGCGGGAGTTGCACGGCAGTTGGGAACCTGCCCGCCATTTTTGAAAGCATGGGAGAGGCGCTGGATGACATGGCGAAGAAGAACCCCACGCTGTCCCTTGCCAGTGTCATTGATCGCATTGGCGAGGATATGGCGCAGATTGTCAGCATTACGCAGGGCAATGGCGGCATGATGAAAGAGCTGCATGACGCCGCATGGAGTTTGGCTGTTGTCAGTGTTCTCCATTTTTCCATGGTTCAGGCGAACATTGAGCGCACCATGCGGTTGTTGCCGGTCAACCTTAACAAAGGGACGATGCACTGATGGCACCGCGTGTGACTGGTGAAATTTACACCGCGTGGGTCCAGCGGAACGGGCGGATTGAGTGGCACCCCGGCGTGGGTTTTCCCGATGGTGCGCTCCCGCTGTGCTGCGGCACACGGGACGCCATAAAAACCTACCTGCGCCACAGGGCTTTTAACGGCGAGTTTTACGCCGTGCCCGGCATGACGGACCTCATGCCCGACCAGCAGGCTTTTGAAGCAGTCGAGAAACTGCGTGTGAGCCTGATCGGGGCCGCCAAAGACCTTTTTTCATATTACTCAGGAATGAACAGGAGAGACGTAGGATGAGCGTTAACATGGAAGGCATGGTTATGACCTGCTCTGGCCCGTGGCCCCGTGAACGGATGGCTCCGACCACGCTGTTGTCCAATGATCTGGCCATTGAACTGGTGAACGATGCCAAAGCCCTGCACGAACTGATGGTTGAGCAGAAGCGGCGCATGTTTGAAAAAGCCCGCAACTATGAAACCGCGTTGCTTGAACAGTATCGGGTCAAAAAGCGCAAAGGGTCACGGGGAGCGTTTCAGGCAGAGAGTCTGGATAGCTGCTTTAAGGTTGAATTGTCGGTTGCCGACTTCCGGCGCGTCACGTCTGACATTATGGCGGCGCAAGCCCTGATGGGAGAAGTGCTGGATGATCTGACCGAGAATGTCAGCCCGGATATTCGCCTGCTTCTATCTGCTGCGTTTGAACCGGATGAACGGACGGGACGTGTAAACGTGGACCGTTTGCAGCAGGTACGCAAAGTGCAGCTGACACACCCGCGCTGGCCCGATGTTATGGAAGCTGTGGCGAACAGCATTGAGGTTTCCAGCAGTAAGCCGTACCTGCGCTTTTACTGGCGGGAAACGCGGGACCAGGACTGGCAGGCTATCCGGCTCCAGTTCTCTTCTTTGGAGGTGGTGTGATGGCTGTAAAATTCACTGCCACGCCTGAAGAGCGGGCTATCATTAGACGAATTAGTACGCGTGCAGCATCACTGTATATGAACAATGGTAACCGTAGCGCCGGTTGGGATGTGGCAGAGGGGATTAGTATGGATTTGGAAGCAGTCCATTCCAACGGCTGCTCTATGGACTTCGCCCGTCTGGAAAACGCAGACGATTTTAACCTGTTGCATGATGTTGCGGGCATTGCCCGCCATCTGGACCGCAGCACTGGCAAGTTGACTGATATGTTTCTCCCGCGCTTTGCCAAGAAAGAGGTGGCATCATGACCCGGAAACCTCACATGCTTTCCAACAACAAAGCCACTCCGGGCCGTTCTGACATGGTGAAGAAAGTTCATGTTGGACGCCGCCAGTTGGGGCTGGATGATGTGACCTATCGCGCGCTGCTCCAGCGCGTGACGGGGCATGTTTCCAGCACGGCCTGCTCTGTTGGCCAGTTGCATGATGTGCTGGCCGAAATGAAGCGGCTGGGCTTCAAGGCGTCCAGGCCGAACCATAAGCCATGGGTGCGCAAGGTCTATGCCCTGTGGCGGGAAATGAGGCCCATGCTGCGTGGGGATGGCTCCAAGGAGGCACTGCGGGCCTTTGTAGAGCGGTGCGTGAGTGTGAGCGCGCCAGAGTTCCTGGACGAACCACAGGGCCGCAAGGTGATTGAAGCCCTCAAGGCATGGAAGAGCCGGATGGAGAAAGGCACGGTGTCACATGGATGAAAAAATTATGGAGCGGCTGAAGAAGCTGCTCGCTCTCTCCAAATCGCCTAACCCGCATGAGGCGGCCCTTGCGCTGGAGAAGGCGCAACGGTTTATGGCTGAGAACGGATTGTGCCAGGACGATATAGACCTGCTGGATATTGGCGAGACGCTGGCAGACTCAGTGCTGTCTTCAGCATCAGCCCCCCCTGAATATATGGGCTGGTTGCTAACGGTGATTACCATGGCCATGGGTTGCAAGGCGCTTTATGCGCGCAAAAAGGTTGCATTTGTTGGGGTATCGGCACGCTGTGAAATTGCCGCGTATATGTACGATGTTCTGGCGCGGCAGCTTCGCAAACAGCGCCGGGATTTTATCCGCGCTCTGGATAAACGGACTCTTCCCAAAAATAGGACCGCGAAAGCTGATGCGTTCTGTGAAGGTTGGGTCATGGGTGTTCAAAGCCGAGTAGAGGCAATGAAAATTTCTGCTCATGAAAAAGCCCTGATCGAAAAATTCAAGCAAAAAACCTACACATCAGACGAAGAGATCAAGTTGCGGCAATCCAAAAAAGTGCGTGGCCAGAGTGATGCAGCCAATAAGGGCTGGAAAGCCGGTCGTGAGGCACAGTTGGATCGTGGTGTGGCCGGACCGCGTGCGCAGCGCGGCATGCAGGGGTTGGTTATCATTGACGAATTGTGCTGATCGTTCCGGTATTGGCGCAACGCGCCAGATCGGAATGGATTGAGTAAAAATCAAGACAATTCGGGCAAAAACCCTTAAAATGGGAGAACAGTGTACAAATATGCCGTTTGAGGCATATTTTAAGAGCCTCTGAAAAGGCGTTTACCGCGATAATCCTGTTGGAAAAATCTGGAAGGAAGAGAGCCGTGTCCGATGTGCCTGAGAGCGTTGAATGCTTGGTTGACGCCGCAGGAGTGGACACGGTTCTGGCATTTCTGGAGGCATTTGGCGGGACGCGGATGTATGTGCCCAAACGGGCAGACACCAGCCAGTTGACCCAGATGTATGGTGATGAACTGGCCGGGGCCATTTGCAGCTACTTTGGCCCCGGATATTGGGATGTTCCCATGCACAAGGCATGGCGCGTGTTATGCTACCGCAATGCGGGCATGACAGTTGGAGAAATGGCGACACGCACGGGGTTGAGTGAGCGCCAGATCTACGCGACCCTGAAGCGTGCCAGAGAAACCGGCACCCGCGTGTGTGCCCCGCGTGCCCGATGCCGGGTTGATGAACGGCAAATTTCCCTCTTCTGACGATACACCCTGTTATCTGACAGTCTGCCCGCCCCCTTCCATGCGCGCGTATCGTCGCAGGCATGGACAGCAACTTCGAAAAAATCGCACCGGATACTGAAACCCGAGAGGGGCTGTATTCGGCTACCCGGAGTGATCCGGGGAACTGGACATCCGGCATTGTTGGCATTGGCCGACTGGTGGGGTCCATGCGTGGTATTTCTGCCCCCACAATGGCCCACTGGCTGGGTTCGGCCGATCTGGTCACGCCGCAGATCATGCAGCGGATTGACCATGCAACCTTCATGGCAATTTCCCGCGCTTATTACTGGCGCGCGCTGAATGCGGATGCCGTGGGCGTGGGCATTGACCGGATGCTGTTTGACTTTGGGTTTAATGCCGGTGTGTCCCGCGCGGCTAAACAGTTCCAGCAAATTGTGGGCGTACCCGATAGCCAGATTGATGGCGACATAGGTGCAGCCACATTGAGAGCACTGGATACCGTGCGGTTGGAAGCCATTGCTGGCTTTGTTGCGCGCGGATGGGCGGTGCAGTTGCAGCAGGATCTGGGTGTATCACCGGATGGTGCATTAGGGCCGCTGACGCTTTCCGCTGTGAATAAGCAGGCAATGTGGCGCAGGCTTATGATTTACGCTCTCGCCTCCCGACAGGAGCTTGCCTATCGGAGTTTCCGTGGCTTCATGGAGAATGGTGACGGCTGGCTGAACCGGCTGAACTGGCGGGTGAAAGCCTCTCTTTCCGATCTGGACGCATTGGCTCTGGCGTAGCGGTTTTCCGCTGCGCGGGCGCGCGGAGCGGTATGGATTTTACGGCGGCGACGCACCGTTGTTTTTGAGGCTATTCCTCACATGAATAAAGCTCTCCTCCTGTCGTTCATTTCGCCCCTGTTTAGCGTTCTGAACGCCATTGTCCCCTCCATTGCCGGTAGCAAGCTTGCGACCAGTGCTTCCATTGCCCAGACGGCAGTGAAGTCTGCCGTGACCGCCATTGATGGCGGGGTGGACCACCTGCAGGCAGCATTTGCCAATTTTGAAACCCGCAACCCGGTTGTGGCCGCTTCCGTGACCGAGTTTGTCACCCTCTCCAAGTCTCTGGGCGTGGCACTCCCCACACAGGACGCCATTGTGACGCATGTTAAGGCTGCGGTGGCTGACCTTGCGGGCATTCTGGTGCCACAGGTTGCCCCTGCAACGCCTGTCCCTGCTGCCGTAACAGTGACGGCTCCAGCGGTTACCGCAGCGACACCCAACGCGACCTCGGTTGAAGATCAGGGGGGGGATGCAGCGAGCACCGTTGAAGCAACCTCCTCCAAAACCACGGATGACGATGCCGCCAGCGCAATCGCTGCGACTTCTGCTGTGGTGATGGCTGCTTCCACTCCGACCGCCTGAGCGGCCGGGCATGTTGCAAATGGCAGGAGCGGCACAGGGAGTGCCGCCAGTTATCACGCTGCTGATCTGTGTTCTCGCCCTTGCCGTTGCAGTGGTCGCTCTCTTTTGGGTCTTTCGCCTGAGTGAGCGCCACGCGGCCCGCGAAGTGGTGATTGAGGTGATCAGCGGACAGCTTGATGAAATACGACAGGATGGCAAGCGCAACACCGAGCTGCTGCACCTGCTCATAAGTGGCCATGTGCAGGCCAGAAGGGATTAAAACAATGAGCGTTGCTCAGGTTATTATGGAAGACCGCCGCCTGCGGGTGCTGAAGACACTCAAGGAAATCAGTGACGGTCGCATGGGAGAGCCTGTTCTGCTGCGCGTGCTGAAAGCAGAAGGCTGCGTGACAGATTTTGACACGCTGCGGACCGACATGGGGTGGCTGGAACATCAGGGCTGCATGCGTGTGGAAAAGCTTCCCACGGAAACCCCGCATGAAGAGGTGTGGGTTGCAGTGCTGACAGCCACAGGTTCGCGCGTGGCCGATGGCTTGCAGCGTATCACCGGCGTGGCTGCTTCTCTGGCTCGATAACCATGGGGAAGGCGTCATCCGTGGATAAGCTGCCAGAGGAAATCCGTGATGAAATCGACCGCCTGCGTGCACACGGGCATTCGATTGATGAGATTATCACAGCCCTTCGGGAGCTGGATATTACGGACATCAGCCGATCTGCTCTGGGTAGGCATCTCCACAAGCGTGAGAAGCTGACTGCGCAGTTGGTCCGCACCAGAGCAATGGCGGACGCGCTGGCCAAAAGGACGGGTGACGGCGGGGCATCGCAGTTTGCCCGCGCAAACATTGAGCTTCTGCACGGGATCATTCTTGACCTGCATATGGCTGCCGATGGCGAGGGTGAAACCGATACGTCGTGGATTGAAACGCTCCGGGGGAACCCCAAGGGGGTGGAAGCTCTTGCCAAAGCATTAGACCACCTGACCCGTGCGAGTAAGACAGACGCTGAATTCATCAAGGAAATTCAGGAGCAGACAGAAGCACGCCTGCGGAAGCAGGCTGAAAAAGCAGTCAATCAGGTTGCGAAAAAACAGGGGCTTTCGGCTGAAACCGTAGCTGCGCTGATGGAAGGCGCATTCGGGGTGAAGCGTGCAAAAGAGTGAATTTGCAAGTCTGTTTCTCTCCTACCAGTCGGAGCTTATGGCTACGACGGCCATTGAGGCCGTTACGGTTGTCGAGAAGTCGCGTCGTATCGGGTATTCATGGGTGGCAAGCTATCGGGCTGCTCTAACGGCTGCTGCCGCAGCAGACGCCGGTGGTATGGATGTGTTTTACATCGGCTACAATCTGGACATGGCGCGGGAGTTTATCGACTACTGCGCCGAACATCTGGCCCAGATACACAAGATTACCGCAACGGTTCATGAAAGCGTCTTTCATGATCCCGATCACCCGGAAAAAGACTGCAAGGTTTTCCGGATTGATCTGCCGTCCGGCTTCAAAATCCTTGCCCTGCCATCTGTGCCCCGTGCGCTTCGCGGTATGCAGGGGCTAGTTATTATTGACGAAGCTGCCTTCCATGACGATCTTGACGAACTGCTAAAGGCTGCCCTTGCCCTTCTGATGTGGGGTGGGCGTGTCCTGGTCATTTCCACCCATAATGGCGATACCAACCCGTTTAACGTGCTGGTTCAGTCTATCCGAGCGGGACGAAAACCTTACAAACTGTTGCGTGTCACACTGGATGACGCATTGGCAGACGGTCTTTACCACAAAATCTGCGAGCGCACTGGCGAGGTCTGGTCGGCTGAAGGTGAAGCCGCGTGGCGGCAGTCCATTATCGACTTCTATGGTGATGCTGCAGATGAAGAGTTGTTCTGCATCCCTCGTGCTTCTGCTGGTAGCGCCATTCCTCTGGCACTCATTGAAGCGCGCACTACACCCGTGCCCGTTGTGCGCTGGAGCTGCACCACAGAATTTACCCTGTTGCCCGAACATGTGCGCGTAGCGGAAGCAAAGCGGTTTTGCGAAACCGAGCTGTTGCCCCATCTGGAGCTACTAGACCAGAAAACACCCCATGCACTGGGTGAAGATTTTGCACGGAGTGGAGACCTAAGTGTGTTCTGGCCAGTGGCCATTGAGCGCAGTCTGTTGCGTCGCACGCCCTTCCTTCTGGAACTACGGAATGTGCCATTTGAGCAGCAGAAGCAGATCTTGTGGTTTGTTCTGGACCGCCTGCCCATGCTGCGTGGTGTGAAGCTGGACGGACGCGGTAACGGCCAGTGGCTCGGGGAAGTCACCATGCAGCGCTATGGCGGCATCGTGGAAGTCGTGATGCTGTCTGAGGCTTGGTACCGTGACAACATGCCTCCGTTTAAAGCGGCCTTTGAAGACGGTTTAATTACCGTTCCAGCCGACAGGGACGTGCACGATGATCTGCGCAGCCTTCAGATTGTACGCGGTGTGATCCGGGTGCCGGAAGGCCGCTCAACTGGCAGGGATGGCAACAAGCGCCATGGTGACGCTGCCGTTGCGGGTGCGCTGGCTTATGCCGCCAGCCGGGCTGATCCCGAAGTTTACGAATACACCGCAGTGCCTGATCCGATCCGCAATATGGGTGGTCGGGCAGATTACAGCGGTGCTGACACGCCGGATGCGCGCAACCGGCTCGAAGATTACGGCGCGCAATCAGACAATTTTGGAATGCGCGGCGGAGTAGCGCTGTGACGGACATGGCGCGGGAATGTGCCGCCATTAAGGCGCACAAATAACATTTGGACCTGAAGGAACGGGAAAGATGAAGAAAAAGATTGCAGTCTTTGGGTTGCTGCTTGGCCTTGCGGCCTGCGGTGAGACAACGCAGGCCAAGCTGACCACCGCCGTCTATGACACGGATGCGTCCTACAAAGTGCTGGCAACGCCTGCGGCTGATTATGTGACCGGAAAATTCGGCACACCGAATGCCACGGTTAAAGCCGACATCAAGACCGCCAGTGCTGCTGCCATTGCTGCACTGGAGCCGTTGAATACGGCCGTGGAAAATAGCGCCACGATCAGCAGCAGCGATGTGGCGACTGCCCAGAGTGATCTGGCCGCACTCCAGAAAGCCATTTCGGCCGCACTGTCCAGTGTTGCCGCCAGCAAGGAACAGTAAGCCATGAACACGTCCATGATTGTGAACATTATTGGCCTGGTCGTGGCGGCTGCGGAGGAAGTGCCCTCCATTGTCACCACCATTGTGAAGGCGGTGGAAAGCTCCACCTCGGGCACGGCCCCCACGGCGGCCGAGATCGAAGCGCTCTTTGAAGAGTGCAAGACCCTCAACACCACTATTCAGGACTCCTGAACACATGGCGCAGCTCATCAACCAGTATGGCCAGCCGATCAGTGCGTCTGATCTGACCGGAGACGTTGCTGGCGCACGGATGACCGGGCTGCGCCCTGCTGTGGTCGCCACACCGATTGGCGAACTGACACCAGCCAAAATTGGTGCGCTCATGGCGCAGGCGGATCAGGGCGATAGTCAGGCATGGCAAATTCTGGCCGAGCATATAGAGCGGCGGGATCTGCATTACCTTGGCGTGCTGAACACACGCAAACGGGTTGTGTCGCAGTTACCGATTACCGTTACTCCAGCGTCAGACGATCCTGAGCATGTCAAACATGCTGATTTTGTGCGCGCATGGGTGGAGCGCGGCATTCTGCGCCGGTCGTTGTTTGATATGATGGATGCTCTGGCCAAAGGCTTTTCTGTCCATGAAATGGAATGGAACTGCGCGGCCGGGAACTTTTATCCGCAGAGCATGAGTTTTAGACCGCAGCGCTGGTTTGAGGTGAGTTACGAGGACGGTGAAAGCGTTCTGATCCGTGATGAGAATGCTACTCCAGCCCGCAGCCCCATACCCGATGGCATTGCACAGATTGGCCTGACCGACATGATGGCCAGCAAGTTTGTTGTGCATCGCCATCCGTCCTGGTCGGGACTGACAATCCAGAGTGGTCTGACGCGCGCCTGCGTGTGGGCAGTGATGTTCAAGCTGTTCACCAACCGGGACTGGGCATTGTTTGTCCAGAATTACGGGCTACCCATGCGGGTGGGCACATACGGCCCCAATGCATCCGAACAGGACCGGAATGTGCTGTTCCGGGCGATTACGGATATTGCGGGCAACTGTGCCGCCATGATCCCGCAAGGCATGCTGATCGACTTCAAGGAACCAAAGAACGGTGCGGGTGCCAATGACATCCATGAACGCCGGATGCGATTCCTGAATGAAGAAATCAGCAAGGGTGTGTTGGGGCAGACTGGCACGACCGAAAGCAAGGCCGGTGCCCACGCATCCGGTGCTGTCCACAAACAGGTTCAGGACGACATTGAACGGGCTGACGCTCTGATGCTTTCCCACACGGCCACGACGCAATGCGCGGCCCCCATGGTGGCGTTTTCGTTCGGGCCGCAGGACAAATACCCCATTATTGCCATTGGTCGGCCGGATGAACCCCCGCTGACTGAACTGGTCTCAGCCATCCAGTGGGCTGGCCCGCAGGGATGGATGGTCCGTGCGCAGGATCTGTATGACCGCTTTGGTCTGAAGCCGCCTGAGCCTGACGACATTGTGGTGGGAACCAAGGCGCAACCACAACCTGTGGAGCCGCCAAAAACTCTGCCCGCAGAAGCACTGGCACCTCGGGCCGAGCCTGCCCGTGTGCCCGTTCCTACTGTCAGCACGCCACGTGAGCCAGAGCCAGAGCACACCGCGGCGCATACAGCGCTCTCGGCCCGCCTGCGCAGGTTGATGCGCGCGCACAGCCAGTTGCCTGCAAACCCCTCGGTCATGGATCTGGCGGTGGAGGGTATGGCGCGTGACGCGCAGGATGCCCTGAACGGCATGATTGACCAGGCGCGGCACGTTGTAATGCACGCCACGGATATGTCCGACATTGCCCGTGGGATTGCCGATCTGAAGCTATCGGACACGGCATTTGCCCATGCCATGGCCCAAGGCATGATGGTGGCCAACCTGCTGGGAGAGTTTGAGGTGTACGAAGAAATGGCGGCCAATGGCTGACACGGACGGTGCCAGCCTTGCGTCTGCCCTACGGATGCCGCCCGGAAAGGCCATGGAGTTTTTTCGGCAGAAGCTGAATGTGCCGACGAAGCATTGGGATGACCTATGGCACGAAGCGCATGCCCGTGGCTTTATGGTGGCGGGAGCCACGTCTCAGGCATTACTTGCGGATTTTCGTAAAGCCATTGACCAGGCGATTGCGGGCGGGATTACGGCCAATGGCTTCCGAAAGGAATTTGACGCAATTGTTGCCAAACATGGCTGGGCGTACAATGGAAGTGCCGCGTGGCGCTCCGATACTATCTACAGCACCAACATGCTCACAGCTCATGGAGCCGGGCGGTATGCCCGCCAGAGCACGCCTGAAGCGCTGGAGATGTTCCCATACTGGCAATACCAGCACCACACCTGCCAGCACCCCAGACCCCAGCATGTAGCGTGGAACGGTCAGGTTATCCGGGCGGATGACCCGTGGTGGAACACGCATTACCCCCCCAATGGCTGGAAATGCCATTGCACCGTGCGCGCCCTGTCGGAAAAAATGGTCAAGCGCATGGGGCTGACAGTTTCCAGCGCACCGCTCCTGAACGCACGGCCATGGTTGAACAAACGCACTGGTGAGACGCTCTGGGTGCCAGAGGGTATTGACCCCGGTTTTGCCTATAACCCCGGCAAAGCATGGCAAGAGGGATTGGCACCGCCAATAGGGAGCCGGTTCAAGGCTGAGGATGCAGGCTCTGTTGCGCGTCCATCAGCTCCGCCACAAAAGCCCGCTCCCAGTCCTGCTCCCGTTGCGCACAAGCCTGAGCAGGAAGAGACCCACCTTGTGCCGGTGCCGGATGTTCATAGAGACGATGCCCGCCAGACGGACATCCTGCGCCTGCACAAGCACCCGATTGGCAACGTCAATGCCGGAGAAATGCCAGAGGCTGTGCGCAAGGCGCTGGGAGCACAGACACGCACAGTCAAGCTGTCTGGCGAGACGATGGAGAAGCAGCTCCATAAACATGGGGATTTGACGGAGGCGGATTACCGGCGTCTGCCAGCCGCCCTGGCACAGCCTGATATTGTGGCGCGGCAGGGTGAGAAGCGTGTGCTGTTCTTCCATCAGGCTGGATATATTTACAGGGGGGCGCTGAAAACTACCGGCGATGGCGCAGAGAATTACCTGCTCTCCTTCCACCGGACCACGAAGGAAAAGGCCACAAAAGCCCTGCGGGATTTGCCGATCCTCTCGGGCAGTCTGGACGCATTGAGCGAGGCGGACACTGTGCCGGATGAGGACAATTAGGGGAATGACGCGCCGGGGGGCCAGCCAGAACCCCCAAACGAACCCACCGCAAGGGTGGTCCTATGGTCGGCTGAATAACACCGTGTCGCGGCGCGTCACGCACATCATATCGGAAGTCGAGGGAGAAATTCAATGTCTGTTGCAGTGAGCATGGAATGGGACGGCCTGCATGGAACGCTGGAACGCATTGCGGCCATCGGGCTGAAACCTGAAAAACTGCTGGCTGCCATTGGTGTGGGGCTGGAAGGAAGTGTTCAGCAGCGCTTTGACGATGGCCGAGATCCCGATGGTGTATCCTGGGCAAGTTATGCCCCCCTGAACCCACTCTACGCGGCGGTGGAAAAGAAGGGGCCAGGCATTCTGGTGGAAAGCGGCATGTTGCGCGCATCCATTGAATCCATTGTTGCCAGCCCCGAGCTGCTGGTCGGCTCACGGCTGCCTTATGCGGGCATTCATCAGCATGGTGGCGTGATCCAGCCCAAGAACGGGCGACATCTCTCGTTCATGATGGGAGGGCACCTCTGGCATGTTGACAGTGTGCTGATAGAAGCACGCCCTTACCTTGGCCTGTCCGACGAAGATGTGCTCATGATCATGGAGGAACTGGAGGCAGTTTTTGCCCGTGCCCTTGGCGGCGATGGTGGGGTGTAAGGACTGATTGGGTTTTAAAAGGTTTCTAAAAGGGTCTAAAAGGGGTTCACAGAGCGTTTTACGCCTCCCGTGGGGAATTATGGGTCTGTCCCTGTCCAGCGCCCTCTGAGGCGAAAAAACCGGCACGGGTGTTTTTCGCCTTTTCCCCCATGTTTTTCTTACCCTGCTATCTGTCAGTCTGCCCGCATGGATCGCCCCGCGCGATATTCGCGGCATGGCAAGAGCAGCACTCCACATGATCCAGCCCGCTCCGGGAGATACACCGCCGGAGTGGATACACATCCTGCCCGCAGGCACCTTTAAAGGTGATGATGGGCGTGGACCTTACGTGCTGCGTGATCCGGCAAAAGTTATTTCGGAAAGCATGGAGCGCGCCCATGGCAAGCTGACTCTGGACGAAAACCATTCCACAGACACAGCCGCAAAGATCGGCATGTCATCTCCCGCCATGGGCTGGATCGTCCAGCTTGAAAACCGGGCCGATGGCATTTGGGGGCGTGTTGAGTGGACGCCGCCCGGCCAGCAGGCGTGGGCCAACCGTGCGTATCGCGGGGTCTCTCCTGTTTTCGATCACACTTCAGATGGTGTTGTGACGTGCATCTTGCGTGCCGCCCTGACGAATGACCCCAATCTGGAACTGACCTCCCTTCATCATAAACAACAGGAGACGAGGATGGACCTCGCAGCCATTGCGGCAGCCCTCGGGCTGCCCGCAACAGCAACGCAGGCGGACGTTGACCGTGCGCTTGCTGACGCCAAATCCAGCCGTGCCATGCACACCAGTCTGGCCGGACTGCTCAACCTTGGGGCCGATGCGGATGCTGCCGCCATTACCACCGGCGTGCGCGCCCGCCTTGAAGGCGAAAGCGCACATGCCCAGGCACTGACTGCCGTGCAGACAGAGTTGGCCGCACTCCAGCGTAAGGACGCCGAACGCACGGCGGAAGCGGCTGTAGATACTGCCGCACGGGATGGTCATGTGATCAGCAAAGACCTGCGCGGCGAGCTGATTGCCCTGCATGCCAGCAACCCCGAAATGGCGGCAAAGATTATCGCGCAGCTCCCCAAAATTCCGCAGGGGCAGATCGCACGCCAGAACACTTCGGCCCATGCAACCCAGACAGCGGCGGGTGTGGACACGGATGCCGACCCCAAGGCTCTGGCGAAAATGGACGCCACCTTCAAGGTGACGGATGCCGAGCGTAAAGCTCTGGGGGACGCCAATGCTTACTGATGATCGCGCGCTGACCCGTATTCCTTGCGGGCACGGCCCTGAATTTGCATTGCCGGTTGCTGCGGGCATGAAGGTGTATCGTGGTTCCATTGCGGCCGTCTGTCAGGATGGAACGCTGGTTCAGGCTGCAGCAGCCGCACCGCCTTCGCCCATCGTGGGCATTGCAGGCATTGCGCGGCATGGGCAGGACAACACCGGCACGTCCAACGTGTATGGCGACCAGACCGGCGCAGGTGATGTGTGGTGCGAACGCGGCACATGGGCGCTGCCGTTTGATGTGGCACCCACATGGGCGGCCTATGGCAAACCCGTTTATGCGGTCGATGACGAGACCGTCTCCCTCACCCAAACACCCGAAGGTGGTTCTGCCCGTGAGCAGGTTGGCACATTTGCCGGTCTCGACGCGCAGGGCACCGCCTGGACGTATCTGGCATAAGGCGCGCTGAACCATGGAAATTACAGCAGGTAACATCAACGCGCTGAGTACGCGCATCAATCTGGCATTCAACCGCCCACTCGGTGTGGTGCAGCCCACATGGCAGAAGTTCGCGCTTGAAATGCCCTCCACGTCCGCTGCGAACTTCTTTCCACGTATGTCGGAATTGCCCGGCATTCGGGAGTGGCTTGGCCCGCGCCAGATCCACCAGCTCTCCACTGCTGATCGGATGGTGCTGGTTAATCGGACATTTGAAGAGAGCTTCAGTGTCAAGCGTGAAGATCTGGAAGATGACACTTACGGGTATATTTTCCCGTGGGTGGAAGCGCTCGGTCAGGACGCGGCAACATTCCCTGACAAGTTGGTTTACGAAACCCTGTCCAAAGGACGTGCCAGCAAATGCATGGATGGTCAGAACTTCTTTGATACTGATCACGAAGCAACTAACAGCACGGGCAAGACGGTTTCCTACGCGAATATGAGCACCATTGCTGCGGGTGAAGCCGCCCAGCCGTGGTGGTATCTGTTCGACACCAGCAAACCTCTGAAAGCCATGATCTTTCAGAACCGCCGCCCGTTCACCATTACCCCGCGCACGCAGCTCAATTCCGAGAATGTGTTCATGCACCGTGAATTCCAGTGGGGCACGGATGGGCGCTGCACGGCGGGATACGGCATGTATCAGTTTGCCTTCTGCTCCAACCGGCCACTGACGGGTGCAGTGTTTCAGGATGCCATTGCCCGCATGGCAAGCCAGTGCCGCCGGGACGGCACGCCCTATGGTGTGCAGCCAACGGTAATGGTGGTGCCGCGCAATCTGGAAGGAGCTGCGCGCACTTTGCTCAAGAGCACGTTGGTCATGAGTCTGGCGGATGATGGCAAAACGTATGGTCCGGCATCCAACGTATGGGCTGACTACTGCGATCTGCTGGTTTCCGACCGGCTGCCGCAGGCTGTGGGGGCGTAACAGATGGCGCGGGCTCCCCAGACCAACCGTGCGGCTGCTGCTGGCCGTGGTGGTGAAGAGATCAGTCCCGACGAGCTGGTCACGCTGCTCTCCCAGAAAGGGGCGCATGTGCCGCGTCGGAAGCTGATCATTGTGTGCCGTGAGCCGGGGTTTCGGCGTGCGGACATGGAGCACCCGGCCGTGGGGATTTACCCGCATGACCATTTTACGGCCGAGCAGATCAGCGCGATGGTTGATGAGCCCATGCTTGAGCTGATCGGGGTGGGTTTGTAATGGCCTACGCCACGGTTGACGACATGACGAAATCCTTTGGCGAGGATGAGTTGATTACGGTCACAACACCGCGTGGCGTAGAGCGCACGGTGATTGACCAGGATCAGGTCAACACTGCCATTGGCGTGGCATCGGACGAGATCGACAGTTACCTGCGCCGCCGTTACGCGGTGCCGCTGGTAAGTGTATCTCCCAAGATGTTGCAGGTTTGCTGTGTGCTGGCACGGTGGGTGCTGTGGTCAAAGACCGATACAGCACCGTCTGATTCCATGCGGGCTGACCGCAAGGACGCCATTGCGTGGCTGGGGAATATCAATTCTGGCAGCGTGACGCTGGATGGAGCCACCCCCCTGAACGTGGGCAATGACTTCAGCCGTATTGCCACGCGCAGGCCATCCGTGGGGTTTGGGCTATGACCAGCCCTGTTCTGCCTCTTCTGCGCGATGGTGGCCCGTTACTGGCGGCATTTGATGGGGTGCGCGCCCTGCTGGAGCCGGTCTTTCCGACCAGTCTGTTCCGGTATGAGCACGTGCAACCTCGTATGTCTCCTGCACGCTGGGCGGAAATCGCACGGGTAGCACCCACCATTGGCATGAGCTTGGCTGACTGGAACTCCAACACTCTGTCCGGGACCGACTACCGTGGCGATGTCAGTATTCCGGTCTTTTTGGTGGTGCGCCAGGACAAGCCGGAATTTCTGCTCAAAGGCACGAAAACTCCCGGTGTGATGGGGATGATGGCTGCGGCCATTTTTGCCCTGGACAGCCAACGGATTGAGGGCGTGGGGCAGGTTAGCGTGAAGCGCGCCAGCAATCTGGAAGCCGCGAACTGGATTGATGACCGCACAGCAATCGCAACCCTGAATGTGGTCGTGAAGAATGTTGGCTACAGCAAAGAGCTGGCGCGGGCGCAGTTGGCCGATTTGAGTGACGTGGATGGCACATGGGATTTTGCTCCCGTCACCACAGCACAGAGCAGTGGAGCAGAGAAATGAATACGCTTGTGAGCGTTGTGCCCCGGCACCCGGAAACCTTGCGGGATGCGAGTGGGAAACTGATTGGCAAGGGGCCGGTTGACGTGGACCCGCGTGATCCGTTCTGGCGGCGTCTGATCCGCTGGGGGGATGTGGAGGTGCAAAAACCCGCCACGACTTCTGCCACCACTCCAGCCGTTGCAACAGCCTCGGCCAGCCAGAATGGGGGTAAACCATGACATCGGTGACACTGACCGAAATTCCCGACAACTGGAATGTGCCGGGTAGCAATGCCGAAATCACCGCCGTGCGTGATGGTGATAGCCTGGTGGACATGCCACTGCGCGGGCTGCTGATTGGCCAGCTTGCAGGCGGTGTGGCCAATGTGCTGACACCTGTGCCCATTACTGATCCGGCCCAGCCTGCGGCCCTGTTTGGCGCTGGCACATCTCTTGCCCGCGCGGCCGTCAAGCTTCTAGGGGCGGCTCCTTACGAGCAGATTGACGTGATTGGCGTCAAGACGGCTGGAACCTTTACCAAGGCGGCGAGCGGTGTGCTGCCCGTTGGTTCGCCCAAAGCAAATGGCACGGTCGCTCTTTACATTGGTGGGGTGCGTGTGCCGGTAGTGCTGACCCGCGCCATGACGCCTGCCCAGATGCAGGCGGCTGTAATTGCCGCCATCGCTGCTGTGGCTGACGCTGCGGCCATTGTTGGTGCCGCCGCCAATGCCAACACGGCGTCCGTTGACCTGACGGTAAATGAACCAGGTGTTGTGGGTAATGATCTGGACCTGCGCATGAGTGCCGCCCATGCGGATCAGGTGGCAGGGGTGAGTTTTACCGTGACCCCGTTTGCGGGTGGTGCGGGCTCGGTTGATATTACCGATGCGCTGGATGCGGTTTATGCAACTTGGTACACCGACATGTATCTGACGGTGAACGATGCCACGAACCTGACCACCTTTACCACGGAGCTGACCCGCCGGTATGGGGCCATGGTCAAACAGGACGCGCATGGGTTTGTGGGCTTCCGAGGCACCTATTCGGATACGCTGGCCCTGCTGGCGACACTGAACTGCCCATACCTTTCTCCCATTCCCGCTAACGCTTCACGCTGGGCACCGTGGGAGGCTGCTGCCGTGCTGGGTGGTATTGCGTCCCAGGCATCCAACAATGACCCGGCGCGGCAGATGCAGGATCTGGTTCTGACGGGGTTGCAGGGGCTGGCACCGGATGCGGCTGACCTGTTCAATGAGAATATGCGCAATGTCATTCTTGGTCAGGGTGGCACGACCTTCAAGGTGGAGCAGGATGGCACGGTGCTGATTGAGCGCGTGCCAACAACCTATAAAACCGACGCCAATGGAATGCCCAGCACGGCTTATTTCGACATCATGACCCCCAAAACAGATACGCGCGTGCGCTACGAATGGCGCAGCTACACATCTGGCTGGAGTCGCATGAAGCTGGCGGATGATGGTGACCCGCTGGGGCTGGCTGACGGGGTGATCACACCCAAGATCGCCAAGACCGAAGCCTTGATCCAGCTCAAGCTTTACGAGGCTCAGGGCTGGATCATGGATGTGGATGCGCTGGCGGATCAGGTGGTGTTCTGGATCGACCCGGAAAACAAAAACCGCCTTCTTTACAAGATGCCCATCAAGGTCATCGGCAACCTGATCCGGCTCGATGGCCAGATCCAGACGGAGTATTGATGCATGGCGAATGCTGGTGACGTAATCGGCATTATCCAGATTTATTCTGGATCAACGCTGATCGACTGCACACCGGGCAGCAAGATACGCCTGCCCGGCCGCAAGAACACGGCAGTGGCCACCGGATATAAGACCCGCACGGCTGCGGGCTATCAGGGTGGGCAGGTGGATGCCACGGCCCTGATGGGGACCGGAGATGATCTGGACTGGCCCGACCCGTCCGCACGTGGGCCGTTGCAGGTGCGCTGTGACACTGGGCAGGTCATTGCCATCACTGACGCCATTATCGAACAGAAGCCCGACATCAGCGATGGCGGCGGCAAGGCCGCTCTGCGCTGGTTCTTCGACAACTACACTATTCAGGTGACATCATGAGCAAGCACGAAGCCCCTTTGGTTTCCCATGAAGACAACTCTTTCCTTCGGGATCACATGGACCAGGAAGCCTCAGATACTTCTTTGGAAACCGAACTGGAGGACGAGGAAAAGCTGCCAGCGTTACCCAAGCGGGCAAAATGGCAGCCCGATGGTACTGTGCTTCTGACGTTGCGGAAATCGGTGGTGCAGACCACTGAGGTTCCGGGGGGTGGTCATTCTGAGCAGACTGTATCGACACTGACTTTCCACCCGCTGACGGGGGCTGCAATGTTGCGTATTCAGGCCGTAAAGGGCGATGGTCCGCGTGCGCTGATGATGATGAAGGAGTCAACCAAAATGGGAGGCTTCGTTGGAGAAGCCATCTTAAAACGGTTGGATGCACGGGACTATGTCGCGGCCACAGTAATTTCGTCGATTTTTACCAATCCTGGCCTGTAAACTGGGGTGTTGTCGTGACCGCCCTGGCGAATGGTCAGGGCTGGTCCAAGGCAGAATACATGGCCATGACGTGGCCGGAGTTGCAGTTCTGGTCTGAGCAGCTCCGTGCTTTTTTTGAAGAGCAAGCCGTACAAGCACAGGGTGGGAGTTAAAAACAGTGGATGGTTCTCAACTAACCGCTGCCCTGCGGCTGACGCTCAAAGACGAGGCATCCAGCGGCGTAAAGGCTCTGGACGATGTTTTTGGCAAGCTGAATGCCACACTTGACCGACTGACAACCGCACTGGCCCCTCTTGCCCAGCTTGGAGAGGCATTGTCTGCCACAACGGCAGGAACCGTGCGGCTGGATGAAGCGCTCGGGGCTTCCGCCGGGGCGGCAACCCGGATGGAGGAGGCCACCCGAGGTGCGTCTGTAGCGGCAGACGTTATGGCAACAGCTTTCGGCACTGCTGCGTGGCAGGTTTCCGAACTGAATGTGGCGTTTGGCGAGCTGGGGGCCGCAGAGACAGTGGCAGGCACCACGGGCGAGGCCATGGGTGCCGAAATTGCTGGTGGTGCCGAAAAGGCGACCAGCGCCGTGGATGCGCTGCTAACCCGTGTGCGTGCGCTGCGCGATGCCATGGGGGCGGCAGGCGGGGCTGTTATGAATGGCCCCATGGGTGCATGGGCCGGTGACATGCATAGTGCGGGGAAAGGTTTTTCCGAGAGCCTGCAGGGCAGTATGCACCATGCCATGACAGCGGGTCTGTCCACGATAGCCATGCTGGAGCCCATTCACGCAGCGGCTGAGTGGGACAACACTTTAGTACATATCGGCATTGGGAGTGAGTTGCACGGGGATGCGAACCGTGCGTTTGTCCAGTCCTACGGGCAGCAGTTGAATATACTGGCACGCCAGACTGGCCAGCGTGGGCTGGATCTGGCTGAAGCGGCGGGTTTCCTCTCTCGGGAAAACTATTCGGCTGCACAAATTTCCGAACTCATGCCCACGATTGCGCGCATTGGCACCGCATATAACGCAGCACCCGATGCCGTGGCGCGCAGTGCGTTTTCGCTTCAGGAAAGTCTTGGCATAAAATCTTCCGACCTTGGTGGCGCACTGGCATCGGTGGCGCTTGCGGGGAAGTCGGCCGACCTGCCGTTTGAAAAACTGGCACCCCTTCTGCCACAAGCCGCAGCGACGGCCGGGGTATTTGGTATTCATGGCCGTGCGGGCGTGGATGATCTGGCCGCAACGATGGCAATTATCCGCAAATCAACCGGCACCGATGGTGAGGCTGTAACGGACACCAAACAGTTGCTGGTGGATCTGATGCAGGAACACACTAGCCGCCGTTTGGCGCATTACGGCATTGATATGTTCAGCACCGAACAGCATGCCAGAGAGCGGGGCGAAGATCCGTTACTGGCTGTGATGGCGCAGATCAACCGTGTGACAAAAGGCGGCACGGATGCCCGCGCCATGGGCGATATATTTCGTAACCACGATTCATTCGTGGCGGCGGCTGCCATGACCCAGCATTGGGACCAGTATGAGAAAATTCACCGACGCACGGCCGGAGCCGATCAGTCCGAAATTGGGGAGGATTATGACACTGGCCTAACATCCACACAAATCCGGGTTAAGGCGTTTGAGGAATCCCTCTCTCAGTTGAACAGGCGCGTTGGCGAAGGTTTTGTGCCAACGCTTAACATCATGACGTCTGCGCTCAATCGGGTAAATTCCGGCTTTGAATGGCTGGATGGGCATGTGCCTGGGGCGAGTTCAGCCATTATTGGTGTGACTGGTGCAGTGCTTGGTCTGTCTGCCGCAACGGCTGCCCTTGGCGTTGTCTGGGGACCGCTCAAAGCTGGATTTGCTGTGGTTAAAACCGCCTTGCGTGGGGTGGCTCTGGCTGAAATGTGGGCCACCACGGGGCTGGCATCTTTCCTCGGAGTTTCAACCGCTGCGGCAAGCGCCATTGTGACGGCATTTGTCGTTGTGGGCGTGGCGATTGCCGACATTGCCCTGCACTGGTCCCGGTTTTCTGGATCGTTTGCCACCATTGGTCGTGGGCTGATGGAAGAAGCACGGGGTATAGGTAACGTGTTGGCTGGCATCTTCCATCTGGACTGGCAACGTGTCCTGGCGGGAATGGGACAAGGAATGCGTGGTATTGGGGCTGTGTTTTCTGGATCGTGGGGTGTTATCCGGCAGCTTTTTGTGGACTTTGCAGGCTGGCTGAACGGCTGGGGTGCGGGCATTCCGTTGCGTATTCTGGATGGGATTGCATCTGGATGGCATGCGCTCACCGACGGACTTGCGGGCAAAATCGGCCAACTGGAGACCACATTTGATACGAGCTGGTTGGGGCGGCATATGGGTTTTGCGGCCCCGGTGCCTGCTGGCCATGCCGCACATGTGCCAACCATGGCGGGTGCCGCAGCCGTTCATGGCAATCAGGGAGGGCAGTATGCCGTGCATATTACCACTGATCGTGGTGTTACAGCGCGTCAGGTCTCTGGCCCGGCTCAAGGGCTGACCATTGCATCTCCCAACACTGGTCGGATGGTAGGGCGGCCATGAGTGGGGCATTAAGCAAGATCGGCTCTACGGTTGGCAATGTAGCAGGAACTGCCAGTGGCGTTCTCTCTACCGCCAAGAGCCTGACTGGCACGCTTTCCAATGCAGTGGGCATGCTCAACGGCTCTGTCGGAGCCATGGGGGGGCTTGCCAACCTGTCCGGTCTGGGAGGCATGACGTCACTCATTGCCTCGACATTGGCCGAAGCCAGCTTCCGGGGCGTGACATTCTCCATGCCTGCCTCCGAAGATGAGGTGGGACGCCGCGTTGTTCAGATGTTTTTCCCTGGTGTTGATGACTTCGCTCTACAGGATATGGGCGAACTGGACGGACCCATCCATATTCGTGGGCTGATCTGCGGGGACGATTACGTTTACCGTGCGGGTTTGATGCGCGCAGCACTTGCCACCAAAGGACCAGCCACACTGGTGCACCCGTGGTGGGGGGAACTGAAGGTCAGGCTGATCGGGGAGCCAGCCCGCATCGGATTTGATGAGAGCCGTCAGGGCATTGCCACGCTGGAAATGACAGTGGTGCGTGAACCCAAGGGGGCGAACAGTAGGCAGGCCAGTGGGTTTCTGGATAGCCTGACCAAACTTCTCAACGCCGCTGACGACATGCTGGACACGGCAACATCCGTGATGCGGCAAGTTCTATCCCCTTTGCTGATCGGGGTATCTTTGGCGCGATCTGTGGAAAACAGTGTGGCTCAGGTTGGGGCCATGTTCTCGGGGCTGATCACCAGTACGTCCGAACCTATTTCCACGGCGTGTGCAACGCCACTGACCGTATTGAGTCTGGGCATTGCATTGCCTGCAAAAAATACGGGCACAACCTTTGCTGATGCTGTGACAGATGCGTTGGTGGCTGTGCCAGTTGCCATTGCCAATGCCGTTCTGCCCGTGCCCATAGCAGCGGTCGGGTCTGCACAGATCACCAGCGAGACGGGCTCCAATGGCATGTTCGCACCTGCCTCTGTCACCACGTCTGATTATCTTGGGCAACTGACGGCGCAGGGTGCGGGAGGGAGTGTCACACTTGCACCAACGCCTGCGGCCGGGACGGCATTACTGATTGCTGCAGCGAAAGGGTGCGTGGCCATTGGCACAAAACTGGCGACCACACCGGGTGGTTCTGCCGCTCTGAGCATTACACTGGTGGCGGCTGTAGCCTGCGTGACACAGGCGATTGCTACGGCTGCGGCAATCACCTTCGCCAACACTCAGGAGGCATTGAGCACACGGGATGCGCTAGTGGCGGCACTGGATGGATTGAGCAATGCTGTTGTTGCGGCGGGAGCGATAACCACTGGTGACGGTATTGCCCCTGCGGGCATTGCGGATCTGTTTAGTGCCATCCAGACCACCCGTGCTGCGGTTTATGCCGATATTTCCGAACAGTTGGGGCGGTTGCCATCCATTGTTGCCGTGCAGGTTCCTGTGGAAATGAACCCATGGCTGCTGGCCTATGCCCTGGCAGGTGATACGACAGAAAATGTGGTGCCCATGCTGAATGATATGATGACCCGCAATACTATTCTGACACCCGCAGTCATTCCGGCCGGAACGCTGTATGTGCTGGAGCAGGGCACATGAGCACAACAGAAACGGTAACAGTTCACGGCGGGCAACGGCCCATGGTGGTCAGGATCGCAGGGCGTGAGTTGGTGGAATATACATCTGCCGAAGTCGGGCGGGATCTAGCGGACATAGCCGGGCAGTTCCGCATCGGTTATTTCCCCCGGTATGATCTGAAGTTGTTTGGCGACAGTTCTCCTCCTCCAATAACCAAAACAGCTCTGGCTGAAGTCTTCCACATTACCGAACATGATCCTGTGGAAATCCTGATCCATGGGCAGACAGTTCTGAAGGGTTGGGTAGATGACGTCCAGCTCCGGCAGGAAGGCGGTAATTTTGAAGCATGGATTACCGGCCGGGATGTAACGGGCGATCTGGTGGATGGCACAGCCAACCCGACTGGCCCTGGCGAATATCGTATGGTGACGCTGGCCAAGTTGGTGCAGACAATCTGCACACCGTTCGGATTTACTGTGGCGGCAGATGTGGACATGGGCACACCTTTTACACTTGTGGCGCTTGAACCGGCCGAGACCGCCATGGCCGCGATTGAACGCCATTCCCGCCAGAGAGGCATTCTGGTCACATCCGATGGCGTAGGTGGGGTGGTGCTGACAAAATCCGGGCAGACCCGTGCCCCAGACAGCCTGCGCAACCCCGGTAATGTGCATGCGATGGAAGCGCGCCTTTCCTCCCGAGGGCGGTTTTCAGACGTGTATGTTAAAGGCTCGTTTAACAGCCATTTAAGACCCGCTAACAGCCCGTTGAAAGCTGGTGGAACACCGCTTGCTGCTCCGTTGAGTAGTGCGGGCGTGCAGTTTTCTCCAGATCAGGCGGAAGCGGCAGCAACCCTGCGATGGGGGCACGCCATTGACCCGGATGTCAGGCGCTTCCGCCCAAGGGTTTTTTTATCCGCGACACAAAGTGGTGGGTCTGTGGCTACCCAACAGGCGGCAAATCCCGTTGACCCAAACACTGGTTCTCTGAGCCCCGCGTCCGGGGCTTATCGCGGACATGCCCGCAAGCCACATCGCAAAGCAATGAAGCCACGCACGGATGCAAGTCCCTGGACCATGCAGGATCAGGCAGAATGGCGGATGCGCTCCACCCGCGCCGGTGCTGCGATGCGCGTATATTCAGTGATCGGGTTGCGGGCAGCCAGTGGCGCACTCTGGCTGCCTAATCAGTTGGTGCTTGTGCAGGACCACTTTGCCGGCATTGACCAGGACATGCTGATTGGTGCTGTAACATGGGTTGCCGCACAGGATGGATACCGTACCCGCATATCTGTAGTGGACCCAGACGTTTATGATCTGACGGGGGACATGGATACGCGCCATAATGGCCTACGCCGCACAAAGCGAGCGCGGTCCTTTGACGGCACGGCCAAGAGCCGCAAGTCATGACGATGGAAAGCGACAACGCCCAGAAGCTGCGATCCCTGACCAGGCGCGCTGTTGTGCATGCGATCAATGATAATGGCGCAGGGCAGACTTTGACCGTGGAAGCCCATGCAGGCTGCCCACGTAGCAGCGTGCCGGTGCATCAGCAGTTCGGGCTGTCCTCCCGCGCGCCATTGGACGGCGCTGTTACGCATGTGGTGGCACTTGGCGGGGACGAGGCCGACCTTCTGGCTTTGCCTCCGGCCAATCCTTCTCTGGCGCATATGGGTAATCTGGCCTCTGGCGAGACTGTTCTGTACGATGCTGTTGGACAGGCTGTTTATTTACAAGATGGCAAGTTTGTTCGTGTGCAGGCTGCCACGGAAATGACGGTTGAGATTGGCGACGTGACCGTGCTGGATCTGACCAGTAAGCTCGCCACGCTCAATGTGCCATTGCAGGTCAATGGCAGCATAACGGCCAGTCAGGATATAGTTGCCGGGACAGTAAGCGTGCAGGGCCACCTCCATGTTGGTGTGCAAAAAGGCTCTGACACGACGGGTAAGCCACAGGCATAAAATACACCCTGTTATCTGACAGTCTGCCCGGAAAACCGCGCGCGCGCGATGTTCTGCTGCATGACTTACGTGCCATACACCAACATTGCGATCGGATGGTCCGCCGCCTTTGGCCGGTGTGACGTGCGTGTTGCTTCAAAAGGCAATGGGCGTGGGTCTGTGGTTATTGACCGCACCCCTGCCAGCACGTTCCTGATTGCCATGGGCTCGTACCGTCGTGCGCGCGCTGATGACCGCATTCCGGGCGTCCTGAATGGTGTGGCTCCCGGTGGGTTGCTGGCCAAACGGGGCTGGCCGGGGGACGGACTGCGCCGTGATGGACGGCAGACAGGTTGCCGTCTGTGGTTATTGGAAGATGCCAAGCAGACTGAAGCCACACGGCAGGCCGCGATCCGGTATCTGGACGAAAGCATCGGGCAGATCGCAACTGACCATGGGCATAATTACTCTGTATCTGCCACATGGACCGCGCGCGGCCGGTTGCAGGCCAGCGCATCCGCGTTTGGCACTATTGTATCCACTCCGGTTGTTGTGGGGGGTGGAGCGTGACACTGGTTATTCCAACACCAGATGCGTTGGCCGAGCGTTTCTGCACCTTTCTGGACGGGCGGCAGTTTACTGCGGATGACGGATCTTTGGTGACACTGGATGGGCGCGCGGCCAATACGTTCGAGAACGTGCTGGCTGCCGTGCATGCCATGGGGTTGTATGAGCTGTATCTGGCTGTGCAGCAGCTCGCCAAGGAAATGTTTATCCAGACTGCAACGATTGGCGGTCTGCTGCCCCTACATGCGGACACATGGGGGGTACCACGTATTGGGGCGACCACTGCTGTTGGCTATGTTCTGCTGAGTGCCAGCCAGGACGTTATTGTTCCAGCCGGAACGGAGTTGACTGTGGATGGCTCCGTGCGCTGGGCAACGACATCTGCCGTGACTGTTCCGTCCGGATCAAACGGCACAGCAGTATCCGTCAGATCCGAGACGGCAGGCGCGATTGGTAATCTGGCTGCCAACACAGCCCTAACGCTCGTATCCGCTGTTGCAGGGATTACGTCCGCCAGTGCGGACGGGGCAGGCATTGCCGGTGGCGATGATATTGAAGATGTGGAGGTCTGGCGCTCTCGAATTCTGCTCCGTGTGCGCAAGCGTGCGGCAGGAGGCACTACAGCACAATATGAGGAACTGGCAGGCGATGCCGGGGCTGGATATGTGAATGTGGTGCCGGGCTGGCTGGGCAACAACATGGTGGGCATTATTGTGCTCATGCCTGGTCCGACTGTGCCAACAGAAGCACAGATTGAGACCATCCAGACCTACATCGACGGTATTCGGCCCGTGCGTGGTAATGTCACGGTAGTGGCGGGACAGATTGCAGCCCAGAACCCGACCATATCCCTCAACCCGGATACGCAATCTGCCCGCTCGGAAGTGCAGGCCGCTGTTGCTGCCTATTATGCAGGGATTGCCATGGGTGGATGGCTTTATGTCTCTGGTTTGTCCGATGCAGTATCTGCGGTTGCAGGGGAAACCAGTCACTTTATCTCCGCCCCTACGGAAGATTTTAAGCTTGCAGCCAATCAGGTGCCGGTATTGGGTGCGATTACATGGGCAGACGTGGCATGAGCCGCACCCCCGATGAAATTTTGGCTGCCCGCCTGAATGCACTCTGCCCGGACGGGTTCGCCTGGGCAAAGGACGAAACTAGCAATGTTGCAGGATACCTGTATCCGGGTGCTGGTCTGATAGCTGACGCCGAAGCCATGCTGGAAGCCCTAAAGCTGGAGATTAACCCCGGCACGGCAACGCTCCTGCTTTCTGATTATGAGCGGACGCTGGGGCCAGATCCATGCGGACGGGATGCACTAGCTGTAACACCTGCCCTGCGCCAGTCGCTGGCACACCAGCGCTGGGTATCTGTCGGGGACAACTCCATTCCTGCGCTGACCCAACTGGCGGCCAGTTTGGGTGTGGAAATTGAGATTGAGGAGCCATACCCGCCTGTATGCGGGACCGCGATCTGCGGTGATGCCATCTGCGGGGATGAAAACCTGCTGTGGGATTGGGTTGTCCATGTCAAATCCGGATCGGCCAATTTGGAAGCGAACGCGGCGATCTGCGGTGTGGCAGTCTGCGGTGTGTCTATCTGCGGCTCTGTTCTGACGCCCGCTATTGCGGACATTCTGCAGCGCCTCTTCTGCCCGCTCCAGCGCGAGGCACCGGCTGACACTAACCTTTACATCAAAGACCAGGAGCTTTCCTGAATGGTAGATTACACAACAACAAGCGGATATGTGACTGATGCAAAGGGGCGTAGGCAATTCATTGACCGCAATGATGGATTGGACATACAGGGGACGTACCTGGTTGCCAAAGACAGAAATCAGGATCGCAATTCGCTTTTAGGGCCAGTTGTCGCTTCAGGACAGATCCCGGATGCTGATAATGACGACCAGCTTACGATCGCTATTCAGGCGCTGGGGAGTATTCCCCTTTGGTCACAGAGTGTGGCTGACGCGATAAAAGGTTACCCGCTGGGAACGGTTGTGCGGGATGCTACACCAAAATACTGGCGCTCAACTGCTGATAAAAACCTGACCACTCCCGGTGCTGACGGGTCTGAATGGGTGGATTTTCTGTCTGATGCGACAACGCAGGACTGGGCGAATAAACAGTTTCTGCCCTTGGTTGGCGGCAATGTCACGGGTGCAATGGACTGGGGCAGCAAAACAGTTGCCAGCACCGTTACGCATCGCTTCTGGTCTGCCGGGCCGCCTGCTGAGGGAGACGCCGCGCCCGATGCCACCCTGACCATTGCTGGCGGTACGCCCGGAACGGCCAACAAGGGCACTATGGCGCTCTCGACCGGGGTGTTTGACCTCAGTGAAACAGGGCAGGTTCTGGTCCCCAGCATCCTGATCTTTGGTGGCAAGGATGCCTTAAATGCCCTGACGGCAGAGGGCCGGTATGTCAAATCGGTTCCGGTTGCTCCGAACAAGCGCATCACCGACATCTGGGAGAATGCGGACGGGCGGCTTGTGTTCGGAGACGGTACGACTGCTCCAATTCTTGCCAGCCTGTCTGACCTGCCTCTTGATCCCGGCCAGCAGATACAGACGTTCGTCGTCTCAGGCGACAACAGCGGCATTGTCACAACCAAATTCCCGGTAGCGTTTAAGGCCGGAACGGTCCCGCGTGTTCTCCTGCGGATCAACAACGAACCCAACAGTAATGCCTGGACCCGTGTTGCGCACATCGCGCTCGACGCGAACTACAATGAAGTTATCGACAACACGGGCTTCACTTGGGCAGCGACATATTTCACCAGCAATAGTGCTGGTAATTCCGCCGTCCAGTTTACATTGACAGTCATGGCTATTGGAGAACGACAGTGAGCATTCTGGACGATCTGAAAGCCGCGTATCCCGCACGCTACTATGCGGATATGGGGAAGCCCTGCGCGTGGTACGATATGTGGAGCTGTGCTTCCATGGATGGTCTGCCCGCTGCCAGCACCCTGTTCGCCATGACGGCGGAGCAATGGACAGCAAAAGGGGGAAATACCGGCACCAAAAGCATGGCCGTGGAGAATGGCGCGCTGGTCGATTACGCGCCGCCGGTCGTGGTTGTTCCACTGAAAACGCAAGCCACAACAGCGCAGGCATGGATACAGCAGCAGGCCAACCTGACCGCTGCCATGGGCGAGGTCTTTACGGCGGATATGAAGGCGTATGTGAAAGCCATCGCCGCCATAGCTAGCGGCACGGATACAACCAGCACGGCGCTGCCCGCCCAGCCTACGGATGTGATGGCAGCACCCACGGCTGCAGGGACGTGAAGTAAGTATGAGCGTGTCACACTTCATCAGCGAGTATGGCAACCTGATCATGACGGCCGGAGCTGGTGTGGGCGGATGGTGTGCCAATATGATGAATGGCTACCTGAAAGCGCAACGCCAGAAGTTTGATGCGGGTCAGCAGGCGCTTGCCATACTTGACCGAGCCTCCGAGAGAGACCGGCAAATGGATACTCTGGTGGCAACAATGACACTGCGCGTAAATGACCTCATGCTTTTGCGTTGGCGACTGGATGACGTGATGCAGGAGGTTTACGCACAGGCGATTGCCGCGCGCATGATTATTCACGAACTGGACGCTCAGGCGCAGCGTATCCCTCGTGATTTTGCACCGTTGCCTGCATACCCGCTAGCCGCCAATAATGCCCCTCCTCTCAAAACCGAACAGCCGGAGCAGGCGCATGACGCCTGA